CTGCGCGCCTGGAGGGACTCGAACCCCCAACCTTCTGTACGGGGGTCTACGACCAGCACGCCGACGTCGTTAGCATCGATGACTTCCGCGCGAGAATGCGGAACTCCGCAGAATTCGCGCCGGAATTCGATACGCCGAGTGCATGCGTGGTCATTTAAACACGATCTAAATATATTGGTTATGGCCCTGAAACCGACACCTGTACCGGACGAGTGGGAGACTCCCCTCGCCGACTACTTCATCGAGCAGACTGCTGCCGGCACGCCAGCGACCACACAGTACACGCGGCGTCAGCATCTCTCGAATCTGGCGCGCGGGCTCGGCGGCAGCCCGTGGACGGTGACGCCCGAGCAGCTGCTCGGGTGGTTCGCCGAGCGCGATTGGCTGCAGGAGACTCGCCGGAGCCGGCGCACGACTTTCCGGCATTTCTGGGCGTGGGGCGTTGCGACCGGCCGCACCGAGCAGAACACCGCCGCGATCCTGCCGGTCGTGAAGGCGAGCGCGCCGAAGCCGCGCCCCATCCCCGCGCCGTACCTGCACGAGGGCATGGAAGCCGCCGACCAGCGAACCGAACTCATTCTGCGCCTCGCGGCCGAAGCCGGCATGCGCCGCGGCGAGATCGCGCAAGCCCACTCACGTGACCTGCTGCCCGACCTCGACGGCTACTCGATCATCGCGCACGGCAAAGGCGGCAAAGACCGCGTCATCCCGCTGAACACCGACCTCGCGGCCGCGCTGCTCAAACTCGGAAGCGGCTACTTCTTCCCCGGCCGAGTGAGTGGCCACCTGTCGGCCAAGTACGTCGGGAAACTCGCGACCCGCGTGCTGCCCGGTGAATGGACTCTGCACACTGGCCGGCACCGATTCGCCGTGCTCTCACACCGCGAATCGAAGGACCTCCTCATCGTGCAAGACCTGCTCGGCCACGCCTCCCCCGCCACCACGCGCGCGTACGTCGGCCCCGACCCGCAGCGAGCAAGACTCGTCGTCCAAGCGCTTCCCCGCGCCGCATAGACTCCCCAACAACCCCGCAGGAAGGACTCCCGTCATGACCACTAGACCCCTCATGGCCGTCGCCGCACTCCTCACGCTCGGACTCACCGGATGCGCGAGCCAGACCGACGACGCACCCACCGAACCCGACGCCGGCCAAGAGCAAGCCACTGACGTCGCCACCAGCGAGCGCGGGCACCAGCTCGTGGAACTCGGCGAACCCGTCACCCTGTACGACGGCGACGCCGAGGTCGGTGAACTCACGATCGAAGACATGGCGGAAGTCGACACGTCCGACTCGGCGTTCGCGTTCGACCAGGACCGCACGTACTTCCTCGTGACGGTGAGCGCGTCCGCGACGCCCGACCTCGCCGAACCGCTGCAATTCGTGTGGCTCGGCGTCGACTCCGAGGGCTACAACATCAGCGACGGGATCGAGCACTCGATCGCCGACATCAGCGACGAAGAGGGGTTCGAGGGCACGATCTCGGGCGGCGAGAAGACCCGCGGCGTGCTCCTCGTGTCGTTCCCTGACGAGCACGGCTCGATCATCCTCAAAGTCTCCGGCGGCTCCACGGGCATGGTGGCAATGGAGGGCTCGACCGGATACGAGCTCGAGTTCTGATGAGTCTCGACGAAGCTGTCGATGTGCTCGTCGCGCACCTCGAGCGCGTGCCCGAGGATGACCGACTCGAAGCCGTGAACCGGTGCGTCGGAGTGCTGCAGCCGCTCGAGGTTCCCGACCTCGCAGAACAACGTGAGGCTCGTGCCGATTTCCCCGACGACATATTGGACTAGCAATTCATGACAGGGTGCCCGTCTGAACCGCTGCCGCGCGGCTGGTACCTCGCGCTCGGCGCGCGCGTTCTCGACCGCGAGCCCGACGCGATGCTCGAGTGGGGAGACTTCCACTAGCCCGGAAAACGAAAATCGCCCCTCCCTCCACGCCCGTAGGCATAGAGGGAGGGGCATTCGTTGTGCAGTTCAGACGACGCGAGAAGCTCGCGCGGCGTCGCGTCGCTCGAGCGCACGCTTCACCGTCATCGGCGCGTACTGCCAGGCAGCCGGCAGCTCGATGAGCGCGCCGAGCACGGCGTAGTAGCGGGTCGCTGTCCAGCCGAACGCGCGCCGGATTGCGTCGACCTTGCGGCCACCGTGCAGCGGCCACTCGGCCTCGAAATCGAGGAGCTGCCGGTCAACGTCATCGAGCTCGATCGCCATGACGCTCACTCAGCCTCGACGAGTTCCCAGCCGCCCGGGTACTCGCTCGGGCGGGAGCCGTGGACGTCGGCGAGGGCACGCCAGACTCGGCCGGCGTCGCGGGCGAGGTCGCCGGCCTGGAACGGGCCCGGCTGCCAGAACGGCACAAGCGGGCCGGTGGCGGGCTCCCAGCCGTCGCCCGGGGGCTCGGTCGTGACACCGAGCTGAGTGGCGTCGTAGTGGGCGCCAGCGTGCTCGACGCGCCACCCGCGGGGGTACGCGCCGATGATGCCGACCGGTGCCTGCCAGGCGGCGCCGTTCTCGCGCCCTTCGGCGACGAGGTAGTCGAGCAGCATCGCGTCGGTTCGGCGCGCCGCGTCCGCGAGTTTCTGTCGGCGCTCGAGTTCGGCCTGCGCGGATGCGGCCGCGTCGGCGAGCTCGCTGTCGCTCATCGTGTCGATGTCCAATGTCAGACCTCCAGGTGCTTCGGGAACGACGCAAGGGTGGTGAATTCGAAGCCGCCGCGTAGCGTCTCCGGTCGGGTGATCGCCAGCAATCCTTTGACGACCTGCTGGTTCCAGTAGATGGTTTTGCCGTAGTAGAGCGAGCACAGCGAAGGGTGGAGCGATGTCGCGGAGTCGTTCACCCAGTGGTATTGGTGCGGCAGCGGCGCCCCGCACGCCCAATCTGGGAGGTGACCGAGGTTGGCGAGCCCTGGCTTCGTCGTGTCGAGCCGCAGCCCCGACAGGTCGACAATCACGGTGTGGTCAACCCGCAGCACGCGGAAAAACTGGATCGGGTCGTTCGGGCCCTGCGGTGCGAGGCCGGCAGCGGACGTATGGACGACTTGCCAATCGGTACGCGTCACAGCTTCACCCCCGCGATCGGCCCGGTTTCGTATGTGCCGGGCGTGATTCTGCGTTGCCAGACCATTAAATCGTCACCCCCATTAGGTCGCGCCAAGGACGCCAAACGCCTGACAGGCAGCTCCGCTTCACGACCGCGTATCCGCCGTCCCAGGGAATGAATACCTGCAACGGCTGGCCATCACGCCACTGCAACACCTCGAGGAACCCCGGCACCTCGTCATACGGGTAGCCGTTCGCTGCGGTCGCGTACGCACCAAACTGCACCACGTACCGGTTGGGCGACGTGATGGTGTCGAGGTGCTCGTTCGTGAGTACTACCGCCGCTCGTGGACGTTTTGCCCAGACCATCAGTTCCCTGCTCTCCATGTGACGGTGCCGGCGTAGGTTGCGCCGGCGGTGGCTCCGAGGATGCGGAGGTTGCCAGCGAACACCGACACGAGGCGGACCTCACCGGATGCGGTGACGAGAACTCCCTGGCGACCGTTCATGCCGACGGGGTCGGGCACGGGCAGGTAGTTCGATGTGAGGCTTGCGATGTTGACGTTGCCCGCGTTCCCAACCGTGAGCCCGCTCGTGAGGAACGTGACGGTGTCGTCGTCGCGGCGAATCGCTGCTGATCCAGTCACTCCCGCGAGGAGGGTGAGGTTCTCCCACGTACCGCGGCCGCGGCGCTTTACCCAGCTCATGATGCTCCCTTCGGGAATGGCACCCCGGGCACCGGGAACTGGCTCAGCCCGGCGGCGTAGCCGTTCGTGACGGCCATCGTGCGTGGCAGCGCGAGGACTCCGGCGTTGTTGGTAAATCCGTTTTGCACGGGCGCCGCTGCAAGACCCGTCGAGAACACGAACGACCGGCGTGCGATGAAGAAGCCGATGGGAAGCTGCACGACGTTGTCACTCGTCGCGGCAGACCCGTCGAGAGATTGCGACTCGACGAGGACGATGTCGCCGTCGCGCTTCACGCGCAGACTCGCTGCCACCCACCCGTTCAGGAGCTGTGTCGTGAGATCGATCCACACGGTGGCGCGCTGGCGCCGTAGCGACCAAGGCATCAGACCTTCACCCCCGGGTAGCTCGTCGGAAAATCACCCGAGACCGGTACCGACACCGTGAAATGCAGCACGTCGTTTGGCGCAGCGAAATAGAGCGGCACCCAGCCGGCCGGCGAGACCGCGAGCCGGCGTAACTGGCCGGCGCTGTTGAACAGGTTTGTCCAGCAGCTGCGCCCGCTCGGGCGGAGCCCACTCGGGAGCGTGCCAGACGGCAGCAGGTCAAACGTTCCCGAAACCTCGCCGAGGCGCAGCGCGTCGGCGAGCAGCCACAGTGTTTCGCCGGTGCGTTGCACGTAGAGGTTGCCGGAGGTGACGGGTGCGCCGATGAGCGACGTGACGTTCCACAGCCCGGAGTCGCGCACGGAACGGGTTTTCAGAGCCCACATAGCTATGCCTCCGGGATCGGGTTGTCGCAGCGGTATGTTCCGGTGCCGCGGATCGCGAGGCCTGCCTTCACCTGGTAGAGGTAGACAGCGCCAGTGCGGTCGATGCGGATCGACCCGCCAGGGTCGGCCGCGAGCCGTCGGCCGAGACCGATGTCGGTGTTCGAGTAATGCGGCCGGAATTGTTCGTCGAGGATGACGCCGAGGTTGAGGAACGGCGCATCATCGGCGAAGACGAGCCCGTCAGCCATGAGCGTGACGGTGCGCCCCTCGCGCGCGACGCGCATCACCCCGCTCTCGGGGAGGACTGCGAATCGGCTGGTGATGTCGATCCAGTCGGTCAGCTGCCGGTGTCGGCGTTGCCAAAGCGCCATCAGATCCCAACCCCCGGGTATGCCGTCGGGAACGCGTCGCGCGCCCGAATCTGGTGGTTGATGTTGATGAGCGTCGGCGCCCCGTTCGCGGCGACGAGCTGCAGGCGGTTGTTGTAGTGGTTGATGCGGTACATCGAGATGGGTCCACCACCCGCGCTGGACGCGAGCCCCGACCCGTACTCGTAGCGGCCACCGGAGGTGATGATTCCGGGCCGGAACCCCGAGGGCAGGAGCCACGGGATATCGCTGGTTGCGGCGGCGCCGTCGAGCTGGCCGCGGAACCAGACGACGTCACCGACGCGTTCGACGGTGAGCACACCGGCCCAGCCGTCGCGGAGCTCGGCAGAGATGTCGCGCAGGCCGGTTCGGCGTGGTTTCAGGCTCCAGGCCATTACGCGACCGCCTTTGTGCTGTAGGTGAGGCGTCCGAAAATCGGGCCGATGGTTAGCCCGTAGGCCTGGAGGTTGCCGGTGTTGGTGATCTGGACGCGGTTCGTGACGCCCGGCAGGTACTCGGCCTCGGTGAACGCTGGGCGGCCGAGTTCTGACGGGATGACGGCGATATTGCCGCCGGTTGTGTCGCCGAGCACGAGCACGTCGAACGCGATCACACGATCGCCGTCAGCCTTCTGCTGAAACAGAAGCCGCCCCGAGGTAACGGGGCGGCTGATGAGGTGCGTGATGTCGGTCCAGTCCGACGTCGCGGAGCGCTTGAGCCAGGGCATCAGCCGCTCACCCCCATGAGGTTCGATGGGAACGCGCCGGCAGCCTCGACCTCGGCGTAGAACGAGATCGGCTGGCCAGCGACGACCGAGTAGATGTTCGAGTAGCCGGCCGGTGTGACCGAGAACGTGCCGCCGGCGGTGTAGCCGGTGGAGGGGTACCAGGTCTCGCGCAGTCGCCAGCGTGGCCGGTAGCCGTCGGCGAGGCGCGGGAGCGGCACGTTGGTGCCGGCCTCAGCGAAGACGAGGTCGTCACCAACGACGATGAGCCGCGAGCGTTTCCGCTGCACGAGGAGCCGGCCCGACGTGACCGCTGCGGTGATGAGGCCGGTGATGTCGCGGACACCTGTGTCTGGATCACGTCGCATCCATGCCATGGTTAGGCCTCCATTCGGTAGATGTCGCCGGTGAGCACGTCGTAGTGCCAGAACCCGACCGGTGCGCCGCCGACTGGTGCGCCCTCGCCGAATTTCGCGTTGGCGAGCGATGTGCCGCCCTGCGACGCCTCGACGCTGGTGAGCCGCGTCTCTGCCGACGACATACGTCCCTCGAGCGGGGCCAGGTCGTCGGCGTCGAGCGTGGCGTCGAGTCGGCCCTCAGCTGCGGTGAGTCGGCCCTCGGCAGCGGTGACTCGCCCCTCGAGCGGGGCGAGGTCTTCCGCAACAAGCGCGGTGTCCAGTCGGCCCTCGGCGGCGGTCAGCCGGTATTCGACTGCGTTGATGTCCTCGGCGACGAGTACTGCGAAGGTTTGCAGGTCACCCATTTCGCGCTCCTGTGTAGGCGTTGAGGATGGCGGTCTCGTCGAGTGCGCTCTCGGGCTGGACCCACGCGATGCCGCCGTTTTCGTAGCCGAGCACGGCGCCGGCCCAGCCGCCCGCCGGCACGTTGACGGTGACGATCGTGACGCCCTCCCCCGGCGTCGGTGGTGCGGCGTGAACGAGGTCGAGCGGCGCCTCCGAGGTGTGCGCCGCGGTGACCTCGAACCGGAACTCGGGGATCGCGGCGGCGACGAGGTTGAACCGCGCACGCCAAACGCCGGTGGTGAGCCACACACCCGGGGGCCGGGGAGTGTCGTCCACGTTGAGGAGGCATATGTTCCCGTTCGAGTCGAAACCGAACGGGATCTCTTCCTTCACGACGAGCGCGGAGTATTGCTCTGTGCGGTCGAGCGTGGCGACCGGCGTGAACACTCCAGTGCCGCGCGGCGCGAGCGTGTCGGGGTAGTCGTCCTCGTCATCGCCGTCGGCGACGGAACGGATGACGCGTCCGACGACGAGGCCGTACGCGAGGTCAGTAGGGGCAGGAATCGACACCGGTCGCCTCCGTCGCTATTTGTCGTTGCCGATGCGCTGCAGCTGCTCGCTCGCGCCGGTGGGCTTCCACATCGAGGCGTAGCTGCCTTGCGCGACGCCGAGCGCGAGAAGGGCGTTCAGGACGCCGACTCCGATGTCGTATGCCTCGCCCGTGGCGAGTGCCGCACCAAGCTCGGTGAGGACACCAGTCGCCAGCGAGAGCACAGCGAGCAGGATGCCCTTGAACGCGCCCGAGGTGACGCGAGTAGTGACGAGGCCAACGAGTGCCGGCAGGACGACGGCGACGACGAGCGAGATGACGAGCGACGGTGGCAGGGTGAATTCGATCATTTGGAATCTCCTTGAGTTTCGATTGCCCCGGTGCCGCCAATAACTGGGCGCCGCGGGAGTTCGTCGGTGTCAATGCACGGTGCATTGACGGCAATTCGCCGGAGTTCGTTGTATGCGTCTTCCATTGCGAATAGGTCATTTCGAATCTTTCGCACGAGCCGCCACGCCTTCTGCTCGTCGGTATGCTTCTTGCCTCGCCGGTCGAGCAGCTTCTGCACGATGTAGAGGCCGACTCCGCCACTAGAGAAGAGCGCAATCCCAAGCCCGGTCAGCTGCTCCGGAGTCATCGGCGCTACCCCCGGTCATCGAGAATTGGCGGGCGATAATCCCACCCTCGGATATTGAGGATGCGAGAGAGGAAGAACAGCTCGGCAAAAATGAGACTGCACAGCTGCGGAACGCGATTGCCTTCGGCGGTGATGATGAGCCAGACGACTTGCGTGAGATAGATCATCAGGCCGGTCATGAGCAGGAGGATCGACGCTCGTTCGGCCCACCACCACCGCGAGTAGACGGTGAGGCAGCCGCCGAGCCCGCCGATGAGCATGATGAGGCCCCACACGAACGTCAGCGCGGTGCCGAGTTCGTTCTCGATCGTGCGCGGTGGCACGGTGAGACAAGCGATGCCCATGATGACGGCGACGATGTAGCCGACGAGGCCGACGGGTCGGTGCCGGGGCGGGTCGAGGAACACACGGACGAGAAATTGCCGCATGATCGGCCCCTAGTCGCTCGTGGTGAGTGTGATTTCGAGGCCGGCGAGCGCGTCCTTGAGCGCTCCGTCGATGCGTTTCAGGACGGCGTCCTGGTCGAGCCCGTTCGCTTTCGCGAGCGTCTCGACGGCGGCTCGCAGGGCCTTGATCTCGGCCTGGGTGTCGAGGGTGCGACCCATGAGCCCGTTCGTGGAGCGCCGGGCCTGGCGAAGTCGCTCACCTGCCGTCTCGGTGGGAATCTGCCCACCGGTCGGGAGTTTCTTCCCGCCCTCCATTTCGTAGCGCCAGACGGCCGCGGCCGCGGCCTCGGCGATGCTTGCGATCTCTGCCTTCGTGACCACGTCATCCTCCTTTGGAGTGGGTTTTGCGGGCGAGGTGCCCGAGGTTTTCGAGACGAGCGAGGGTCGCCCGCCGGCGGAGCGGGTCCAGCCGAGGTACTTGTGCCCCTTGCGGCGCTGGTAATCGTTGAAATCGACGGTGCCGTAGTTGATCGACCCGCCCCGGTCGAGACGGCGCGACACGGCCTTCGAGTCGCCGGTCATGAAAATGAGCCCGTTGCCGAGCGACCAGCCGACGTGCCCGTCGGGGTACCACTCCCAGAAGTGCACGGCGCCGCGCGGGGCGGCGTACGGGTCGGTGCCGTCGATGCGGGAGGCGCGGTAGTCGAGCGTCGCCGAGGAGTAGGAGCGATGTGCCTGGCTGCCGGTGTGCGCCCAGATGCCATACCAAATTAGGCGTTCACATTCCTGATTCCAATTGAAATACGGTCGGCCTCGGTTCATTTGATCGATGACTTTATCGACGCTGAAACTCATTGTGATTCCTTTGTGAAACGACGAATGCGCCCAGCTGGTGGGCGCATTCGTCGTTGCGATCGATTACTTCGTGTAGGTGACGGTGATCTTCGTCGCGCCCTTATCGAAATAGCCGTAGGACGAGAGCGAGCCCGCGTATTTCGGCGTGACGGTGAGGCCACGTGCCGAGATGATAGCCGCGAAATAGCCCGACGGTACCGTGTAGGTCTTCGTCTGACCGTTTGTGATCGCACCTTCGTTCGTGTTCGTGAACGACGGCATCGTCGCGGGCAGCCCGTTCGTCGGTGTCACTCCGACGTAGAACGAGATGTTCGTCTTCGAGGAGTAGACCTGCGTGCACCGAACCGTGATCTTTGCCGACTTGATCGTCGCGCCCTGCAGGTCGGAGTAGAACGCGTCCGGCATCGAGAACACGAGCCGCTCCGACATCGCTGCACCGAACGCGGAACCAGCGATGAGGATGCGCGGGTCACCTGCTTGCGAGCCGGAGGCCCGGTAGCCGCGCACGCCGCTGGCGGTGTACGTCTTGGTGTATTGCTTCTTCGTCGGTGGCGCCGGCGTGGTGTTCGCGGGCGTCGTCGCGGTTGCGACGTCGAATGGGATGTCCGGGCCAGCGTCCTCGATGAGGAAGTAGGTGCCACTGAGTGCGTCGGTGGTGCCCGACCCTGCGTAGAGCGGTGTCGTGCCCGACTTGACGCGACCCGTGTAGCCGATCTCTGTCTCGCCGTCCGCGTTCGGGGTGAAATAGGAGCCCGGCACGTAGGCGATGAGCAGCTTTCCTTCGGTATCCGACCCGGTCGCGCCAAAACCTTCGTTGACCACGCTCGTGTTGTTCATCGAGACCGTCGACCCCGACGACTTGATGCCGAAGTAGCCGGCGTTGTTGCCGCCGAGCGACAACCGCGCCGTGAACCGGTAGAGCCGGTCGGGCAGCGGTGAGAACTTGTCTCGAATCAGGATGCGTTCGGTCGTCGAGAGCGTCGTGTTTTCAGAGAGTGTGACGGCCGACATCGGGCCACGAGGGCCCTGGTGGTCGATGAACGGAACGCCGCCGACCTCGAGCTCGTCGAAGCTGCCGAACCCGCCCCACACGTCACCGGTCGACTGCATGCCGGCCGTGACTTCACCGTCCTGTGCGACGGCGATGGAGACGTCGCCGTTCGGGCTGATGACGATGATCGGCTGTCGGTTGGCCCAGTCGTCGACCTGTTGGCCGGGCACGACCGGCGCGTAGAAGACGAGGCCCTGTTCCGTCCAGCGGGCGTTTTCGCCGAGCTGGAACATTTCGACGCCGAGCTTGCCGGCGGCGAACTCGGAGGTGACGAGCTTGTCGAAGAACGCTTGCGAGGCGGTGATCTTCTCGGCGGTGACGGAGCCGGTCGCGAGCATGTCGCGCGTGATGATCGACGTCAGCGCTTGGAGCCGGTCGACGACCGCGAGACGCGCCCACACCTGGTTGATTGCCGCGACGTTGAGGTTCGCGACACCGGTCGAGGTGAGGTTCGTCATCATCGCGTCAACGAAAACACCGACCGCGGCCGCGACTTCCTGCGCGGCGACGTGGCGAGCCTTGATCGAGCCATCGACGATGAGCTCGCCCTGCGTGCGAGGCCGCAGACGCAGCCCGGCGACCGAGATGACCGCTTGCCGTTCCGTGCCGGCGGAGTGGTTGAAATACGTCGTTCCGAGCCGCAGGTGGGTCGTGGTCGAGAGCGGGTTGATGACGATCTGGTACTTCGTCCACTCGGTTGGCACGGGGTTGACGACGAGCGGGTACGAGCCGGTTGAGACGTTCTCGCTCGTTGCGCCGGGGAGAACGGTGTTGCTGCCGGTGCCGTGCGCCGCGGCCTGGTTGCGCAGCTCGAATACGATGCGGGAGCCGGGCTTGTCGGCCTTGAGCCACACCTCGAACAGCAGCTGGCCACCGTCGACGGGCTTGAGGGTGTCGGTGGTGGCCATGCTGCCCATGCCGGCAGCCGTGGTGAACGCGCCGGCCTCGCCGGCGGCGACGTCGGTCGTCTGCCATGTGAGCGAGGGGTGCGCCGCCCAGCCGCCCTTAGAGCCGAGCTCGCCGGCGCCGTTGTCGATGAGGTTCACGGGCTGCGCGGCGATGACGACGCGTTCGGCGTAGAGCCGGGTGAGGAACGCGTCGTCGGCGAGCAGCGTCGATATCACTGCGGCCTGGAACTTCGAGGTTCCGGATGCGGTGAGTTTGCCGACGTCGAGGTCGCCGATCTTGCCGTTCGTGACCGCGAGGTCACCGATCTGCGCGGTGCCGATGGCGGCGTCACCCATCTGTGCGCGCCCGATGGCTTTGTCACCGATGAAGTCTTGGCCGACCTTGACCTGGGTCCACGTTGTCGCGCCGGTGAGGACGTAGCGCCGCTGCGTAATGCTGCCCGAGCGGACTTCCCACACCGCGCCGAGCGGCTTACCGATCGCGTCGGCCGTGGTCGGGTTCGCCGTGGCAACGGTGTAGCGGCCGTCAGCGGTCGACGCGCGATCCGAAGCGTCGTTCGCCTTGTTGAGTGCCTCGAGAGCACTCGCCCCGGCGGCGTCAGCGTCGTCCTTCGCGGTATTGGCGGTGTTCGTTGCGGTCTGCGCGGCGTTCCATGCGTTCGTCGCGGCGGTGGCTGCGGCAGTGATGTCGGTGTCGAGGTCGGTGAGTTCCTGCTCCGCCGCGTCGAGCCGCTCCTGCGCCGCGGCGATCGCGGTCTCGTGTGCCTCGAATTGCTCAGTGAAGTCGCCGGTGGATGTCTCGAGCGCCTCCTCAGCGTCGGTGAGTCGCTGCCGGGCGGCGTCGAGTTCCTCGTCGAGCGTGTCGAGGTCCTCGAGGAGGTTGCGGGATGGGATATCGGAGATGCCCTCGGGCGCGTCGTGCGGGCTCTGCACCTCGAGCGACGTCGTCGCGCGGCCGAGACCCTGCAGGCTCGAGGCCTGCACGCCGGAGAGTATCGACGCGAGCGTCGGACGCACACGGTATTTCCGCACCACGAGGGAACCTCCTACACGTTGTCGAGGATGAGAGGGTCAAACGTCAGCGTGAGCATGTCGCTCTCGGTGCCCGAGAACTCGAGGATGCGCAGGCGGTACGTGCCATCCGCGAGCGCGGGGTGGTCGCGGACGGTGACGTTGGCGATTTCGCCGGGCCAGAATTTGCCGAGTGGGGTGACGCCGTCGGCTCGGACTTGGAGCGAGAGTTGCAGTACCGGGTAGGGGTTGAGCATGCCCTGGGCGAGGGCGGCGAGCCGGCCGGTTTTGTCGCCCTCTTTGGTGATTTGGCCGTCGGTGACGGTCGTTTCTCGGATGGGCCAGCCGGCGGGGACAGGGATGGACTGGAGAGTGAGGTACGTGCCGACGTCTTGGCCGTCGCCGATGCCGTACGCGCGGTGCACGATCGGCGCGGCGGAGAGGTCGGCCGAGAGTTGGCCGACGCTCGGGGAGCCGAGTTCCCAGTCGTGGATGACGTCTTGCCCGATGTAGGGGTCTTCGTCGGTGCCGGTGAGCATCTGCCACTCGAAATACCGGTCATCGACGATGACGGGCCGGAAGTCGATATCGGGCCCGTTCTGCACGTTCGAGAGGTTCTCGAGGAGGTGGTGGGCGTCGAGGTTCGGGACGTTGAACGCCTGGTATGTGCGTTCGTGCGTTCCTTTGCGTTCGGGCAGAAACGTGATCGGGAGCGCACCGGAGGCTTTCTCGAGCACGGTCGAGACGATGCGGCGCGCGATCGTGCCGAGCGACAGCTTCGTCCAGCGGTACTGCTTCTTCGCGCTGAACCCATCCTCGGGCACGAGATAGCGCTGTTTCAGCAGCTGCGTGTAGCCGACGACCTCGAGCTCGACCCCGACCGTGGTGATGCGGACAGTGTCACCGATCGGGCCACCGATGATCGGGACGCCGTTGTAGAGCAGCATGATGCCGATACGGGAGGGCATGAGCAGGTCGCGGAGGCGGGCTTGCCAGTCGGGCCGGTCGCGTGCGATGAGGTGTGCGAGGGAGTCGACCGACCAGCGCAGGCCCGACGAGGACTGGTTCGCGAGGTTCTGCGGCGGTGCGAGAATCTTCCCGTCACGCACGGTACGGGTGAACGAGAACGGCACCAGCGGGAGTTCGCCGAGCCGGAGCCCGTCGACCGTCTGAAACCGCTCCATCGTCCACACCGTTAATCAACTCCTCGGTCTTCGACGAGCAGCGTCGTGCCCGGGTACTGCCGGCCGCTGAACACGCCGTGGCGCTGGTACATCAAGTCGCCGGTGATGTGCTCGCGGGTGTAGGCGATGGTGGTGTTGCCGGCCGGGAGGTCGACGACATAGACCATGTAGCCGGTGCTATAGCGGCCCAGGTAGTGGTAGTGCGACGCGAACGCCTCGGCACCGTTCACGAGGATGCGGTAGAGCGCGACGCCGTCAGCGTCGACGTCGAGCGTGGCGACGGTCGGGGCGATCGAGATCGCGACCGTGCGCGGCGTCGGCAGCTTGATCGTGGCCGCGCCGAGCGTCACCCGCCCCTGAGTCACGAGCCCGGATTGGGTGTCGACGAACCGGTGCAGCACGCCGAGCGATGCACCGTACGGGATGGCGTAGTCGCCGCGGGCGATGAGCGTGGCCTGCGAGGTGCGGGTGATGCCGGAGGGAATCTGGTAGACGGCGAGGATGACTGCGCCGGTCGGGATGGCCGGCTGCGAGGGCGATGCCGATGCGCCGCCCTGCGTGACGCCGAGAACCGATTGGTTCGACGGGTCGCCCTTGTCGGGGTCGAGCTGGCGCGCCCAGACGACGTCGATGCGGGAGCCCGACGAGGGCGCGGCGGTCGTCGTGACGGTGCCGGTCGGGACGACGAACTTCGTCGCGCCGTCAGCGCCGGAGCGGGAGCCGACGGCGACCGAGACCGGGTCGCTGCCGGGCCCGACCGAGAAGTTCATGACCGACGGCGACGTCGACACGACGGCACCCATGACGATGCCGAGGTTGTGGTAGTCGCTGCGGACGAGGAGGCGGTCGTCGAGCGGCGACCGGCCGACGTCGCCGATCTTCTTGATTCCAATACCAACCGACACGTGGTTCTCCTCTAGATGTAGGCGTCGCGGGCGATGAGCGTCGCGAAGGTCTGTCCGACCGGGGTGTCGGTGCGGGGGTGCAGCGACACGGTGAGGCTGCCGCCGGCGGGGATGTCGAACCACGCTCGGCGCGTGGCGAGCTCGGTTCGGGGCACGCCGCCGACCATGATCGTGCGGTGCCGGCAATCGACGGTGACGGGTGCGCCGGGCCACACGTCGCCGGTGTAGTCGATGACGCGGCCGGCGCCGTCCTCGAGCATGAACCCGCCGGGGAGGGTGCCCTGTACCTCGATGACGGGCCACGAGGTGGTTGTGCCGCGGTTGGTCGCGATCGCGATTGCGCCGTCGTCGCTGCCGTAGTCGATCGGGTAGTCGATCGGGTAGTCGATGCCGCCACGGCGGGCTCCGGCGAGGACGGTGACGTTCTGCGCTTCGGTCGAGTAGCGGGTCGGGTCGGGCGCGGTCACCGTGACGGTGAACAGGCCCGTGCTCTCCCAGCGTGAGCCGAAGCTGGTTTCGATCCAGCCCTCGACGGAGGTGTCGTCGACGTCGTCGACGCGCACCTCCACGAGGCTGTGTCCGAGCGTGTTGAACCGGTTGTACACCTCGATGGCGCTCTCACGAGTGTCGCCGAGGTGCGCGAGGTTGAACGTTGCTGTGCGGGGCGAGTAGACGACCGAGCGGGGACGGAACGAGCCGTCCGCCCCCGCTCGGTCGTCGAGGCTGGTCTTCACTCCGGGGAGGTCGTACCAGCCGCTGATACCGCCGTCGGTGACGATGACGTCATCATTGGGGTCGGCGCCGCCGCCGATCTCGATGCCACCAATCCACACTCGCATGCAGCTTCTCCGATCACATCTCGCGGACGACAGCCGCTGCGAGCCGGTCGCCGATCACGTTCGGATCAGACGTCGGCATGTAGTTCTTCTGGTAGATGTTCACGTCGCCTCGGCGCATGTCATCCCACTGGTCAGACGTGAGCACCGGCTCGGGCTTGCCCGTCGCGTTGTACGCGAGCGTGAGCCCGGGTTGTAGCCAGCCACCCTCGTCGTACAGGTTCGGGATGACGCCACCGAATGCCGCGCGCCAGTCGAAGTGCGGCGGCAGCTTCTCCTCGTCGAGGTCACCGAACACGCCACCGTCGCGAGCGACGTGGATGTGGTCGTAGTGGCCCGCGACTTGCCAGAGAATCTGACGCCAGCCGCCCATCGCGCGGATGGTGCTCGCAGCTGCGAACATCGCCGACTGTGTACCTGCCATGTCGACGGCTGGGTTCATCCAGTCCGCGTGGTAGGTGTTTTTGCGTCGGCCAAGCGCGGCGTTGCGTGCAGGGGTATCCCACGTCGACGTGACGTAGAGGCCGTGCTTCTGGATCACCGGGATGAGGCGAGCGAGCGCGCGGCCACCGTGGAAGCCCTGGTAGGAGATTCCACCGCCGACCCCAGGCACGAGGTCGTAGCCGCCGTCCTCGCCGCCGGGCGCGAACATCTCGTCGATCTTCTTCTTGAACCACTCGCCGATGCCCTTGACTGCGGCGATGGGCCAGCCGACGATTGCCTCGCCGAGCATGCCACCACCGATGTTGTTGAGCATGTCCTTGACGGGCTCGAGCACGATGCGTTCGATCGCGCCGAGCGGGTCAGCGATGACGGCGCCGATGTTGTTGGCGACGTCGGACACGAACCCGGTGATGTTGTTCACCGCGTCCGCTGCCCAGTCCCAGATACCGCCATCGGCGAAGTGGGTCTGGCCGGCGTTCGAGCGTGCCGCGTTCACCCGGTCGAGCCAGGGCTTACCGCCGAGCGCGCGGAGCGCGTCCGGGCGGATGATGCCCTCACCGCCGGAGAGGTGGAGCATGCCGCCGGTTGGCGAGTAGAACTTGTGCACGTCACGGCCCGGTGTGTAGCCGGGCAGGACACCACCGGAGGCCAGCGCGATCGGTTCGATCGTGGGCATGCGCAGATCGAGCCCGACGCCCTTCGCGATGCCGTCGATCAGCGCCTTGATGCCGTCGTTGTATACGGTGTTGATCACGAAGTTGATCGGCGCGACCGCAGCTTTCTTGATCGCATCCCAAACGTCCTTGATGACGTCTCGCATCCCCTCGAACGCCGTACCGATGCCATCGGTAACGGTCGTGAAAATGGGGCTGAGCGTGTCGCGGAACCACGCGCCGACGACGTCGATCGCTCCCTTAATGCTCTCCCAGACCGGCGAGATGATGTTCTCGTAGAGCCAGGTGAAAATCGGGGCGAGGGTGTCTCGCACGACGGTGACGATCGCGGTGAAAATGATCTGCACCGCGGCCCAGTAGACGCCGATCACGGTCGAGATCGCGTTCCAAATCGGCTTGATGATGTTCTCGTACAGCCACGTGAAAATCGGCCCCAGAACGTCCGAGATGAACGCGACGATTCCTGAGAAGATGGCGCCGACGACGGTGATCGCGCCCTGAATGACGGGTACGAGCGCCGCGAACACGGTGCTCACGACCTCGAGCAGCCACTGAATCACGGGGACGAGGGCCTCGAGGATGAGCGTCACGATCGGCATCAGCGCGTTGATGATCTGCGTCGCGATCGGTAGCACGACCGCGACGATCTGCGTGAACACGGGCAGGAACGTCGCCAGGAGTTGGACGACGACCTGCGCGATCTGCTGTATCACCGGCACGAGCGCCGCCGCGAGCATCGTGATCAGCGGGGTTACGGCAGCGATCAGCTGCTGAAACACCGGCATGAGCTGCGCGACGAACGTTTGGATCAGTGGTGCGACCGCGGCTGCGACCTCGCCGATCACCGTCGCGATCTCGCCGAACGCCGCGCCGAGCGAGCTTTGCAGCTCGGGCGACGACGCGATGAGCGCGCCGATGAGGCCGACGATGATGCCGACCGGCCCGAACGCTACCTTCATGATCGGGCCGAGCTTCGTGAACAGGCCGGTCAGCTTGCCGCCGGCGCCGAGGAGACCACCGAAGCCCGAGGCGAGCGCGCCGATACCGCCGACGGCGCCACCGACAATGCTCGTGATCTTGCCGAACACGAGCAGCGCGGGCCCGATCGCTGCCGCGATGCCGGCGACCTTGAGGATGACGCCCTGCATCTCGGGGTTGAGGTTCTGCCACCACGTGACAGCGGTGCGAATCTTCTCGATCATCGTCGCGAATGCCGCGCCGACCTTCTCGCCGAGCTCGGCAGCCTTCGGGGTGATGTTGTCGAGCGCGCCCGTGAAATCGGCCATGAGCGGCTTGAGCTGCGAGAAGAAGCCGCCGCCCTCGCCGCCGGCGTCGAGGAACGCGGCACCGACACGGCTGATGGCCGCTTTGACGTTGTCCCATGCGCCGACGAACGACGTTTGGCCCATGATCTGGGCGGCGCCGCCGAGGCCCGTCTCGAGGGCGTTCTGGAAGTCCGCGAAGCCGATCTCACCGGCCGAGGCAAGCTTGTAGACCTCTTCGGCGGTGACGCCGAGCTCCTGCGCGAGGAATTGCACGATCGGCACGCCGGCATCGCCGAGCTGCGCGAGCACGTCGCCCTGTGCCTTGCCGGAGGCCGCGACCTTGTTGAAGATCGAGCCCATCGATTGCATGTCGACGCCGGCGATGGCCGCAGCGTCACCGACGAGCGAGAGCGTGCGTTCGAGGTCGTTGCCGGGCTTCACGCCCGCGGCGACCGCCGCAGCGGCCACGTTCGCGGCGTCGCCGAGGCCGAACGCGGTGCCCTTCACCGCAGCAAGCGCCGAGTCCATGATCAGCTCGACCGACTCGGTCGAGTGGCCGAGCGCCTGCAGCTTGGACTGCGCGGTGTCGATGCCGACGAGGCGCTTGAAGCCGAGCGTCGCTGCGAGGGCCGATGCTGCGCCAGCAGCTGCGAGCAGCGGCGTGGCGAGCGTCATGAACTGCCCGCCGAGCGTGGACGCGCTATTCGCGAGCGACGACAGCTGGCCGGCCGCGGTGGTGAGTGCGCCACCGACTGCGCTCAGCGCGCCGCCAGCGACCGAGCGCACGGCGTTGAACGCCGATGCGACGGCGCTGGCGGATGCCGAGAACACGCTGCTGATCGTCGAGCCGATCGGCGCCACGCGTGCGCTCAGCTTGCCGAACACGTCAGAGACGGATGTGACCGCCGAGCGGACAGCGGTCACGCCGCGAGCAGCTGCGCCGCCGAGCGAGCCGGCAATGCCGCTAAACGACGACGCGGCGACGCTCGAGTTCGCGAAGCCCTCGCGGAGGCGTGCGACTACGTCGAGACCGGGCTGCACTGCGGTGCGTAGCCGGCCACCGATCGAGCCAGCGATGCCGCTGAACGTGGACGCGGCCACGCGGGAATCGTTGAAACCCTGCGTGAACCGGCCGGTGATGTTCTGAATCTGCTTCGCGATCGGGTCGAGCGCGCGGCGGGTCTGCCCGCCGAGGGTGCCGAAGCCGCCCGTGAACGCGGACTGCGCTGCACGAGCATCACGGAAGCCGGCGACGAAGTCGCGCAGCGGCGCAGCGGCGTCGCTCACGTGCTTGCGCGCGGCCTTCATGCCGTCGCCGAGGGCGGCGGTGAAGTCGCCGCCGAGCGACTTGCCGACCTTCTTGACGTCGATGCCGGCGAGCTCCGCGGTGATGGCCTTGCTGGCTCCGCGGAGCGAGGGCACGATCTGTACCCAGGCTGCGCCGAAATCGAAACCGTTCTGCGCAGCCACGGGCACCTCCGCTATTGAGTTGTTTTCTGCCTCGCGAGCCAGTTCGCGGCCTTGCGGCGGGAGCGCTCAGCGCGTGCCTCTGCCGCTTCACGCCACCCGGGCTCGGGCGCCGTGATCGGATCGGGGAGCTTGCTTTTCTTCACGCCGAGGGCCTGCATGATGCCGGTCATGATGCGGTAGCCCTCGTAGTGAATCGACGTGACCGCGTCGCTGAACGCGGCCGGCCCGCCGTGGGCCCGCCAGAGGCGAGCCCCTGGCGGGAGCTGCTTCACGAGCACCGCGGCTTTGCGCCACGAGATGCGGCCGCGGTAGAGGTCGAGCAGGTCGATGCCGTACTCGGATTGCAGGTCAGCTTCGATCTCCTCCGGGAACCGCCGCAGCAGGCTCCGGAGGATTAGGCGTTTCCCTCGCCCATCTCCTGCATGACTTCGGCGGCGAACTCGAGCACCGCTGAGCGCTTGAGCTTGCCGTCGACGCGCAGTGACTTCTTGATCTCCGCGAGCTGCTCCGGGCTGCTGATCTCGGTGAGGAGCGGGTCAGGGATGCCGCGCTCCATCGCGCTGAGAATGTCGTCGTCGTCGAGGAGTTCGGGGTTGAACTCGAAATCGAATCCGCGCACCGTGACGTGGATAAGGTCGTCGTTCGCTTCGGCCTTCGCTGCCCGGTCTTCGGGTAACTTGGCGCCGGCCGCAGCGGCAGCGGTACGGGTGGGGCTCTTTCGGGTGGTGGCCATGATGCACTCTCCTAGTTCGGTGCACTCTCTGAGGAAGGACCTCGCGGCGCGGGAGAGTGCACCGCGCCGCGAGGTGGTCAGGGTTATACGCTCGGGATGAGCGCCGGAGTGTCGGTGAGGATGCGGAAGCCGCCGAGCACACCGAGCGAGTAGTTGTACGTCGTCAGCTCCTGCGACTTGAACGCGAGGCTTCCGCGCTGGCCGAGGGTGAGGTGGTCACAGATGAGGCGCCAGCGCGAGCCGGAGCCGCTGGTCTCGTACAGGTCGACGACGCCGACGAGGTTCTTGACCTTGCGCGACGACGGTGCCTTGATCTCGGCGTAGTCGCCGTCGACGCCGGTGACCTTCGAGACGGCGGCGTCGAGGTTCCACTTCACGATCTCGAGCTTCGACTCGAGCAGCGCCGCGGTGAGCGTCGTGTCCGACGAGGACATGAATTCCTTGACGACGGCGTTGCCCTGGTGGCCTCGAATCTTCTCGACCGAGTCCTCGAGGTCGAGCGCAAAGCCGTCCTCTGAGACCCAGCCGCAATCGATGAGGCCGGTGGGGATGTCGTCGTCGAACTCGAGTTCGGCGAGCGACGCTGCGAGCGATGTGGTGCGTTCGGCAAGGAAGACGGAGTCGTCGTCCGAGCCGAACATCAGAGAGTTGGCGGTGTTGGTAGCCATTGGTGGTGCCTCCTAGCGGCATGTGGCGGTGAGCTGATAGGTCGCGACGTACCGGGATTGCCCGGTGTCGGGGTCGGGGTCGTCCATCGGTGTGGTTGCGGTGGGGATGGACGACACGGGCGAGGTGCGGTCGGCGGGGAGGGCGAGGATGAGTGCCTCGACGTCGGACGCGAGGTCGGCCGCGCGGCCGGTGGACTCGGCGTAGCTCGAGATCGTCAGCTGCACGGTTTGGACGATGCGGTTCGAGCGGCCGGGCCCGCCCGTCGCGACGACGCGCACGAACCGCTTCGTGCCGTCGTCGAGACGCAGCGAAACGACCGGTACGTCGAGCGACTTGAGCGCCGCCATGACGAGCGCTTTCACGTCTGGCGGCTTCATAGGCCCTGCCCGATGGCGCGTTCGAGAACGTGATCGCGGGCCTGCCGGCGCTTCGCGTCAGCTGTTTCCGCCATCACCGTCGCTCGAGCACGGCCCGCACGCTTTCCGCCGTCTCCGACGTTCACCTGCGACCCGAACCCATCGCCGGCGCGCTGCGCGACCTTGTCGCCAACGTCGCCGACGAACTTCTGCATCTGCGCCGACTTGAGGAACCGCTCCATCTCACGGAGATTCGGAGTGAACTTGACCATGCTGGTGCTCCTCTCCGACGAGGGTGACGGCGAGGCCGAGCGGCCACCGTTGCGGGCGACCGTCGACGCGCCACTGCTCACCTTCGATTTCGAGTAGGTCGCCGGCGCGCACGTCCGGCTGTTCGTCCGGCCAGTAGGCCGTTGGTTGCGTCGAGGTCGACGCAACGCCGGCATCGACCACGAGCGCGGTCGGCACCGGGGCGAACAGACACGGCGAGAGCTCAGCGCGTTCGAGTTCGCCCGCGATGACTTCGCCGTACTGGTCCTCGGTGCCCTCGACCGGCCGGAGCCGCGTCACCGGAGTGCGCGCCCAGCCGAACATCAGGAGCCCCCGCCAGTTCGAATGGTGAACGCTCGCCGAGGAACTCGAGCAGCGAGCAGCCGGCGGTGACGAGCAGACAGGTACACGTCACCGCGAGGGTTCGTGAACTTCTGCGTCGTCTGGAACGGGCCCGCACCCTTCTGCACCGAGTCGACCCCGAATGCGTCGCCAACCGGCATGGCGGCGACGACGATCTCGCAGGCGATATCGGCGACGAGCTGCTCGTCGATCTCGCCGGCGAGAATTCGGGTGTCGATGTCCGTGAATTCACCGCGGATGAGCCGTGACGCTCGCCCGAGCAGTGCCGTGACGTCTTCCGCCGTGAGCTGCTTCATGGGGAAGCCGTTGGCCTGGTAGTAATTCAGGTCAGCGAGCAGCGCAGGCATGACAGCCTACTTTCGAGTGCGCGTCGACTTGGTCGACGCGTAGGGGCCCGACGCCTTGGTCTCGGCGGTCTCGGCGGGCTCGGCCTTCGCCGGGTCCTCAGCTTCGGCCTTCTCGGGCTCCGGCTCTTCAGCTGCGTCAGCCGTCGCGCCGGAATCAGGCTCGTCGCCAGAGGTGGTGGGCTCATCTGCGTCGGCTTCGACCGGCGCAGGAGCGAGCAGGTGATCGCCGACCGTCGCACCATCGGGCACGAGATCGCCGGCCTTGAGGTTGAGAGTCGTGAGGTCGTCAAGGTGCACGACGACGATGCCCTCGAGGTCGGTTCGAATGATTGCGCTCATGAGGAGTCTCCTTGCCTGGGCTCGTGGTGGGCACGACCGGTGAGGGTCGTGCCCACCAACTCCGAGGGGTTGCTAGGCCGCGACCGTCGCCTTGAAGCTCAGGTCAGCGTTGGCGAGCACGGGCAGCGAGATCGCGTCCGAGACGACCTCGGCGATCATCGGCGGCTTATGGCCGCGGTACACGCCCGCGACGATGCCGGGGAGGTCGCCCTCGAGCGCGAACTCGGGGCTCGACGAGGTGAGCGTCTGACCCCAGAACGTCGCGCCGAGCTCCGAGTCTTCCCACGCGTCAGGCTCGACGGGAGCGGGCAGCAGGAGCAGCTCGTTCGGGTTGAGCACTGCGCCGGCGGCGGTCTTGCGCGAGTACACCTCGATCGGAGGCAGGCCGTGCGACTCGATCTGGCTGGTGACCTCCTCAACGGTGGCGGGACGCTCGCCGCCGCCGATGAGCGTGGTCTTGAACTCGTCGCCAGCGGCGAGGAGTCGCATGATCTTGCGCGAGATCACGATCGAGCCGGGCGTGACGCCGTTGGTGTCCTCGTAGATGTCCGCCCAGGCCTGCAGGTCGGCGAGGCGCGACACCGACGTGTCGGTCCACAGCGTGCTCGCGGTCGTGGTGTGCGACACACTGCGGCCGAAGTCGTCCGCGCCGCCGATCTCGGGGATCGTCGCGCGACCGGTCGAGAGCACGATGCCGCGGAGCCGCTCGATGCGGTCAGCCACGGCCTGCGCAACGCGACGGGTCGTCGAGAGCGCCTCGGGAAGCACCTGCTCGGTGGCGGCGTCGCGTACGACGAGCTGGTCGTACTCGGAGATGATTTCGGAGTGTCCGATCGGCGGGAGCTCGATCATGACGCGTCCGCCACCCTGGCCCTTGCCGATGCCGACCTCTGCGTCAAACGCGCGGAATTCGGCTTCGGCGACGAGGCCGGCCTGGCCCTTGCGGAATCGGACGGAGATGCTCGGCACATCACGGTTCGGGAGGTACCGAGCGAGCGAGTTCTTGCGAGCCTCGATGTCGGCGAGCGCTTCGCGGATGTAACCGGTCAGCGTGGCGGGCTCGATGAGTTCAGTCCACAGTGGCATGAGTCCGGTCCTTCCTAGACGAAGACGATCGTGGTGTTGTTCTTCGCAGCGGCCGGCGCAGCGAAGTTGGCGTACGGCACGGCAGCGGTCTTGACGCGGCCGTGGTCGAGGACGGGGACGCCGAAGTCGTTGCTGCCAACGACGCGCTGGTCGGTGAGCAGGAAGCCGGCGAGGACGCCTGCGCCGTCGGTGGTGTCGGTGTCGACGTCGTAGGGGACGACGAGGCCGTCGACGATGGCGACGGGGGTGCCCGACTTGATGTAGCCGTCGGGGTAGTGGGTTGCGGCGGTGAATGCCGACACGTCGAGGACTTCGGTGCGCGCGTTGCGGAGGCCGTGCGCGGAACCGAGCCACGTCATGTCGCCGGCACCGTACGTTTCGGTGGTCATGCGAGGCATGTGAATGCTCCTTTGAGAGTGGTTTTGCCTGGTCAGGCAGACTTCTTGCGGGTCTTGGAGTACAGGTCTCGGCCTTCGTCGACGGAGCCACCGTTGCGGGGCGGGGTGCGGTCGCCCGAGCCGGGGACGACTTCGCTCGTCGTCTTGATCTCGGTCGAGTTCGCGTTTACCCACTCGGTGATTGCGTCGACGTCGGCGCCGTCGGGGCCCTTCATGAACGCGGCTCGGTCGAAGTTGAGCAGCGCGTTCGCTGAGAGGGCTCGGCCAGCGAGTGCCTTGTCGAATGCGGCATTGACGCGCTCGGTCGCGAGGATGCTGCGCACCTCGGCGCGACCCTCTTCGCGTGCCTGCTCGAGTGCGTCGCCATCGGTTGTCTGCAGCTGGTCGAACTGCTCGGCCTTGGCCTTGTAGTCGTCGAATCCCTCGTACCGCTTGTGCGTTCGAGCGACAGCTGCGTTGATGATTTGGTCGAGCGCTTCCTGCGAGGCAGGAGGAGTGAATTCGCCGCCGTTTTCGTCGGTCATGAGACTTGTCCTTTCCGTTTTCCGCCCGTCGGCGATACCCCGAAACGCTCGGGTGAACGACCCCGCCAACCGGCGGGTAGCTTGAGAACCCCGCCGCTATGCGGCACGGGCGTAGTTGTCCGGAAACAGCAGTTCCATACGCGCAGCGACGGCAGCGTCGGTCACCGGAGCTCCTTCGGCCTCGAGCTCGGCCCGCGCCGTCAGATAGCGGTCGTAGAGTTCGTCCGGGTCATAGCCATCGATATGGCTCGTATCGGCGTCCCACTCGGGCACGATCGCGCAGTCACACGAGTCGTGGAACTCGTTGAACGCCTGCTCGCCGGCCGTTTCACGGGTGTGGTAGACCCAGCCGCGAGACGCGAGCATGTCGCACCAGGCGCACGTCTCAGCGCCACGAGGGACGCGAGCGAATCGTGGCCGATTCGGGTCACGGTTCACGTTGCGGGCGACAGTGTCGCGCGAGGAGTAGAGCACGTGGCGCTTCATCGCCGCGGCGATCTGCTCGACCGCGTCGAGTGGCGCGTCTGTCCAGAGCCCGCCGGCCAGCGCGCGGACGCTCCCACGAACTGCTTGCTCGTCGGACACATCACCGAGCACCGCGGTGTAGCCGGCGCCCGGTCGGATGCTCGCGTACCACTCGGACGCGGCGACCGCGGCGAGGTCGCCATACTCGGAGACGAGCTCCGGCACGATCTCGAGCAGCGCGTCACGCACGACCTCGGGGCTGGTGAGGTCGAGACGCGACACGAGCGCGAAGAGATCGCGGCGAGCCCAGTCGATGATGCGGTCGTGCGCGGAGCCGAGCCCCTCGACGTCGTCGCGATTCGTCATCACTTCTCCTCGAGGTCACCGGCCTGTGTCTCGGGCAGTCGCAGCGACACCGGAACGGCGCCGGTGAACTTCACGCCCTCGAGTCCGACGCGGCGAGCGGCGGCCGCGGGGTCGACGCCCGCACGGACGGCGACGCCGAGAGCGTCGAACTTCGCCTTCAGCTCGTCAGCGGGGGGTAGTGACGGCGAAGGGCTCGGCTCCGGGCTGCTCGGTGCCGATGTTGGCGCGCAGCTGCTGCAGCACGCCGGAGGCGTTCTTCTTTCGCCGGTCGGCGAGCAGCTGCTTCGTGAGCTGCTCGCTGAACACCATGCGGAGCATGGTTTCGGACTCAGCGAGCCACGGGAACGCCTGGGTGATCTTGATCGCCCAATCGGCTTCTGCGGCCTTCGTCTGGGTTGCCGGGTCGCGGAAATCGGAGCGAATGCCCCGCAGGTCCTTGGCCATCGAGGTCGACCACTGGCCGTGGAGTACGGCGGCGACGTCGCGGGCGAGGTTCGCGCGCGAGTCGCGATACCAGTCAAGCTCGTCTCGGACGATCTCGACGAGGTCGGCCTCGGCCGCGAGGATCGCTTCTGCCGATGGCGGGTTGTCCTGGACGACCCCGAGGTACGACAGCGGGAGCGACGTCTCCGACGCGACCTGCGTCGCAACCGACTTCAGGTGATCGCTGTGAGGTTGCATCGACATTTGCGGGAACTGGCCGAGTTCGGCGCGCCGCATCTTCGTGTCTTGCTCTTCCTCGATCGGCACGTCCGGCAGTGCGAGGAAGCCGCCGATAATGCTCTCCCACGCGGTGAGCACTTTGCCGGCCTCGTCGGTGAAGTCCTGCTGGCGCGCGCCGAGGGCGTAGCGCTGCGGGAACGAATAGAACTCCGCCGAGACTTCCTGGCGCAGCAGGACGCGGACGCCGATGTCAGTGAGTCCGATGAGCGGGCGGGTCACGCGCGAGCGGCCGAACGGGCGATCGAGGGTGCGGCCCCACGAGTAGACAGTGCAGGTCACGCGCTGGTGGCCGCGCGTGATGACTTCGGTCGCGATGAACTCGTTGCGGCGCCGTTCGACGTGGATGGCTTTGCCGGGGACGTAGAGCCACCAGCCGCCATCGACGCGCTCGAGCGCAGCGCGCGTGGCGCCGGTGCGAGGGTCAAGGATGGCGGACGCGTCGAGCGCCGACGCTGCGGTGAGCAGCGCCGTCTTCTCGCCGGCGTCGTCAATGCCCTCCGAGGTGAAGATGAACGCACAGCTGTGTTTGAGCGACGACTGGATCGCGAGCTTCTCGATGGCGGCGGCGCGCGGCGAGGATAGTGCATCCTGCACCTCGGTGAGAAGCGTGGTCTCGTTGCCGATGGTGCTGAACCCGTCGGGGCGGATACGGCGTGCAGGGGTGTCGACGGCCTTCGCCGGCCAGCCGAGCACGGTCGCGAAGTCGCGCATGTTCGGTGGCACGGAGATGCCGAGCTGCGTGACGTTCTGGTGCGCGTCGTAAAGGCGCGTGCGCAGGTGGTTCCGGCGGCGCTTCTCGGCAATGGTGTGGAGGAGACGTCGGAACGTCTTGAGCTCGTCGCCCGTGAGGGCATTCGCGAGCGCCATCAGCTACCTCCTACTGGCGGATCGTCGTGATCTCGACTTGGCGCCAGGTACGCGGCGCGTTGTTTTGGCAGCCCAGTGGGCGAACGAAATTGCTTCGACGGGGGTTTCGTCACCGTCGGGAGTGGTGGAGTACCAGCCCCAGGAGCCGTTCTTGCCGCGGAACATGCGGTCGGTAATGGCGATGGATCGTTCGAGTTCGTCATCGTCGTCGGCGACGGGGTGCGTCGCCGTTTCCGAGGTGATCGCTTCGACGAGCAGTGGGCCCGAGGCGAAGTATTCGATCGAGTTCATCTCGTGGATGAACAGCTCGGGCACGCCTTCTTCGATGAGTGCTTGCTTGAGGGCAGCTGCGCCGGCTTTGCCGCAAATTGCGATCATCGCGGTGTTCTTCCACCGTTCGGCGAGCCAGCGCGCGAGCGGCCGCACGCCCTCGTCCATCGGCCCGGAGTACGTGCCGATGAGCTCGAGGTGGATACCGGCCGCGTGCTTGAGCGAGCCGGCGACCGATTGGCGCATGCCGTCGCGTGAGAACGCGACGCCGAACGAGCGAACGCCCTCGGCGGCGACGTGGTCGACGGCCGTTGCCTGCCACCGCTCTTTGCTGATGTGGCGGGTGCCGGTGCCTTCTTCGTCCCAGATGCCGAGACCGTCTCTGCGGAACGCGGCCGGGTCGTTGAGTTGATCGCGCATGCGCAGAATCGACTCTTCTGGCGTGCGACCGGGGTACGAGGGGTTGGCCTTGCGCCACTGCGCACGATCGTCGAGGTCGGCGTTCGAGTCGGCGCCGATCTCGACGTAGAGGCCGTTGTAGACCGTCGAGGGGTCGTCGGCGCGTTCACGGGCAATAGAGAGCGCTCGCTTGCGCCGTGCCTTGAACACCTCCGCTGGGTCTTCGGGCTGCGGCGGCGTGCCCATGTAGATGATGAGCGGGTTCTTGACCGTGTTCGCGGCCGGCACCATGTCGTTCACGGCGCGCTGTGAGAGAATCTGTGCCTCGTCGAACACGACGATCGCCACACCTGGGATACCGCGACCGAACCCATGCTCGCGGGCACCAAACAGGATGCGGCTGCCGTTGCGGAACTTGATCATCTGCTGGCCGTTGCCGAGGCGAACCTGCTCGATGTACGGCGCGATCTGCGGTCGGCGAGCCATGGACGCGAGCGAGTCGAACGTCTCATCGGTGGTCTTCGAGTGGTGCGCCGTCCACAGCACTTTCGTGCCGGCCGTGAGGATGCACAGCGCGAAAATAATCGTGCCGAACGTGAACGTCTTGCCGAGCTGGCGAGGCGTCGAGACGGTGATGCCGGTCACGCCGGCGGCGTAGAGGCCCGTCTTGCGCTTCGCGAGCGTCGCTTGGCCGAGGCTGGCCTGCCAGTCGTCGTGGACGACGCCCATGCGCTTGCACTGTGCTGCGACCGCCGGGTAGCCGGTCGAGGTGATGCCGGATGGCAGCACGAGGTGCTTCGCAACCTCAGAGAGACGACGCTTCGAGGGCTTCGTCTTCGACGTCGTCGGCATCGGCGAGCTCCTCCTTCAGACGCAGGCGCTCCGCCGAGATGCTCTTGCGGAGTTCCTCGAGGCGCTTCGAGAGCGCAGCGAGATCACGGCTCGAGCAGTTCGGGTCGGCGATCTGTGTCGCGATGCGGTCGCGCAGCGCCATGAGCAGCTCGAGCTCGGTGCCCTCTTTCGCTGCGACGTCGACCGTCAGCTGACGAGGGTCGAGTGGGTTGCGGCGCTCGTTAGGTTCGACGGCCCGCAGGTGCCGGGGGCTCGCCCGCTTGACGCGCTTCTGCGACGCGTTCTTGCGGCACCGGTCGGAGCAGTACTTGCGACGTCGGTCGTTCTTCGGGAGGGGATCACCGCAGTCTGGGCAGCGGCGCATGGGATCACCTCCGGAAGATTTCTCCCGTCATGGCGATGAATCGGGAATGGGTGTAGAACTCGACGCCGGCCTTGACCTGCGCCGGCTGCTCGGGAGCTGAGACGAACACGTGGAGCCCCTCCCCCGATTGCGAGACCTCGGTGAACAGCGGATCGTGAATCGCGTCGATGCGGTCGGCGATGGCGGGGTCGAGCACGCCGTCGATGAGGCAGTGGTCGAAGTCCCAGCAGCCGATTCCGTCGCCGAGGGCGAAGCCGAGGCCGGCGCCGATCTTCGAGCGGGCGGCGGCAGTGTAGCTCGTCCAGGTCGCGGGGTCGGTGGAGGAGGCGCAGCCGGCGCCGTCAGCGCGCAGCGGCACCTTCCGGCCGTCGCGTAGCTCCCAGCGGAGCCAGCGGTCGGCGCCGATGAGGTCGGCTGGGAAAACGCGACGTCGGGAAAGACGTTTGCGGCAACGTGGCGAGCAGCTGCGCGCGCCGGCGCGTTTAAGGTTCATCGGAACCCCGCAAGCCTCGCATCGTTGTGCTTTCCACATGCCTCAATTCTAGCGCATGTCACACTTAACCCGCCTATTTACTGGAAAGGCGAGGAATGCGGAAAACGCGACAACGATAGAGCCGCCCGAATCGGCAGACCCTCTACAGGCGAGGCGAGACCGCCGCTCGAGGCACTGACGGGCGCCCAGTGGCGAATACGAGACCCCCGGAAGTCTGTGGAGAAAAACGCGGGGAGAGAAAGGCCCTATGCCTCCGGGGGGGCCCCGCCGAGGGGCGGGGAGGGGGTACCCCCTGGGGGTATTCCACGGCATCGCCCGGCCTGGACGGTGTCCAGAATGCCGCCCGGGTGGGAATCGTCACCAGCTGACGAGGTTCGTCACACCACCCGCTGGCGGCGCCGCCGCTGCGGCCGAGAACCCGGCGAACACCGCGCGTGCCTCGGCCAGGGTCCGCGTACCCTTCCATCCGTTGCACTGGCGATGCATCAAGCGAGTGTTGCTGCGCTCGATCGCTGAACCACCACGAGCACGCGGAACGTCTTCGTCAACCTCTGCACGCAACGGATGTGGAACGCAACCGCGACACTCGACGTTCGTGCAGCGTGGACCATGCTGGCCAGCGAGGAATGTAAGGGTCTTGTCGACAGCCTGGTCGCACAACGCGCAGTGTGTCTCCTCCGCGAGGACACGCGCCCGTACCTGACGGCGCCGGTGCCCGTTCGCATTGGCTGGCCCAGTGTGTGCACTCATGCTCTGGCCTATCCGGGGACGATGTGGGGCCCGGTATGCGTCCGCCGGGCACGGCGCGTATGTGCGCGGGGATGACGCCCCGGGCTTGTCAGCGGCGCAGATATGCCGCCGGGTGTGTGGTCTCGGCGCGTGCACACCACACGCTCCCGGGTAACGACTCCCTGCCAAGTCTGGAAACGACACTGTCCCGGCACCAGAGCGGGGCCGGGGCAGTGTCTCAACGTGTTTTGGACACACGTGTACTGATCGAGGTCGAATATAGCACGGTTACTTCGAGCCGTCGACAACGTGCACCCGGAGTGTCGCAGCGACCGCAGCCGCGCCAGTCGCGAGCACCCCGCACCGCTGGCACTCGAGCGACGTCGTCGCGGCCGGTGAGTCCTCGGCATACGAGATCGTCAGCATCGATCGCCGCTCATCCTCGACGTACACCTCGGTGTACCCGCACATCGGGCACGGGTCGGAGACCTCGCGAACCTTGCGCGGCTCGACCACCGCGCGAATGGCAGTCTCCCACCGGCCCAACTGCTCCATCCACACCGCGACCTCGCCACCGTTCGGGAACGAAGCCTCGAACACGCCGTGCCACTGGATCAGCTGCTGCGCCAGCGGAACGTACTTGAACGTGGTCACGCCCAGCCGCACCATGTCGCCTAGCAGGTCGCCCCGGATCGCCTCCTTGAGCCGGTGCACCGCCACATCGAACGGCACCGGCGACGCCCAAGCACGACTCCCCCGATGCGTCGGCGTCGCTGCCGACGTGTCCTCGAGGTCATCGAGCAGCGGCCGACGAAGCAGCGACACCGAGTGCGGCATCCCGGTGACTCGATCGGTGACCTTGTGCGTTTCACGGTGCGGGCGCGCGAGCGTGGTGACCAGCGAGGCGAGCGACATTGTGAGGCCTTTCAAGACTTCCGCGAGCGCGGTGGTGGTGTGTGGGTGGGTGTCGTGGTGGGTGGCTGCTGGTGCGGTGAGTGTGGTCGCCTGGGTGGTCATCGTGGTTCTCGCTCGATGAGGTGGCTGTTTGAGCCGGCGAGCCACGGTGGGGTGTTGGCGGGGAATGGTGGGAGCGGGTCGCCTTCGAGGCGGGCCCGCATTCGTTCGCAGAGCACGGCCATGACGTCGGCTGCGGCGTCGTGTGCCTGTGCCCATTCCTCGAGCTGCTCGGGGGTGGGGTTCTTGTACGTGGTGACGGCTTCGCCATTGCGCAGCTGCTCGGCGCGCTGCTTGTGCTCGCCTCGACCCGCCCAGGCTGCACGCACCATGTACGCGGCTTCCTCTGACGAGATCACGAACGAGCGGCCTTCCCACGCGCCGGGCTGTGCGAGTTCGCCGGCATCGTCGAACTCGAACATCGCGGTCATGCTTCCTCCTCGTCGTCGGTGAGTTCGATGAAGCCGCGCAGGAGTTCGACGATGCCGATCTGTGCGTGGCGTGGTGACTTTGAGAACACGGTGAGGTAGTCGCCCTCGTCACCGTCTTCGGTGCCGAGGGTGGACGCGATGAACGCGAAGTCGCCGAGCAAATGCTTGCGGTCGTCGAGGAGGACTTCGCCGACGGCGGTGGCGATCGCGTCACGGAGCCGGTCGATGATGTCGCTCATCGTGCCGTTCCGATCTGCCGAGCGAGCTCCGACGCGAGGCGGTTGAACGCGTTCTCCATCGTTTCGAAGGCGACGCCCGTGGTACTCGCTGCGATCGCGATCTGGCGGTAGTACTCCGCCGACTGCACCAGCGCGCGCCGCTGACGTGCACGCCGCGCGCGACGGCCAGCTGCACGGTCCTTCATGCGCGGGAAGAACGCGCGGGTGCGGGGCTTCTGGCCGCTGCTCATCGTCCCTCCTCCAGGATGCGGCGTACCTCGAGCACGTCGGACTTCCAGCCACACGTCACCGGGTCATCGTCGTCATGCACGTCGCACACCGGGGCATCATCGAGCGCCATGCGGATACGGGCGAGCGTGACGTTCGCTGCGGCCTGCGCGAAGATCAGGTTCAGCCGTTCACGACGGAGCATGCGCACCGACACCAGCCACAAGATGATCGAGACCGCATTCAGCGCAGCCGCCGCGTAGTACCAGCCTTGCGCGTTCATGCGTTCTCACCACCGTCGATGATGTCGAGGAGACGCTTCGCCGATACGAAGCCCACCGGCGACCCGTCCGGCATGGTCTTGCCGGCGAGGTCGCGAATCTGGGCCAGCTTGCCCTCAGCCCGTAGCGCACGCGCCCGCTGCTGCTCTTCCGCATCGTCGTCTCCCTCCGGCCAAATGCGACGAGCCGACTTGAGGGCTTCGGAGCCGAGCGGGATAGTGACCCTGCTGGCCGGGTGCTCTTTAGCCCAGAGGAACGCCACGCCCGGCCCGTACGGCACCACGACTGCGCAGTGCTCGCAGTCGCCCTTGAGGTCGATCAACCACACTTCGCCCAACTTCGCGTCTTGCCACGGCATCCGCTCCGGGTGCGCGTCAAAGTAGCGGTTCGCCGCCGCTGTCACCTCGGGGTGCTCGTCGTTGGTGCCGTTGATTCGCCCGTCGTTCTCCCAGCGGTAATACGCGACGCCGGTCGCTTCGTTGAGCACGGTGACGTAGCGCCCCGCGCCCTCGGGCTCCTTGGGATACACGACGAGGTGGGTGAGCACCGTGTCACGCCAGCGGCCGAGCGCCTCGTCGCGGGCGGCCTCGGAGTATTCGCCCAGCGCACCGAAGATGTCGATGTCAATCGACTCATCGACCCAAGCTGTTCGGTGGCCGATGTTCAGATAACGGCCATCACCCTTGGAGACGACGAAACCGTTCGAGGCATCGAAAACGTCATTCATCGCCTGTCACCGCCTCGTACCTCGCCGCGAAACTGGCCGGCGAGCGGCGTGTCACTATGCCGCTGGGATCGATGATGATCCAGTCGTTAGGGGCCGCTCGGAACTCAAGCGTGAGTGGTTCGCGTCCGTAGATCTCGATCGACAGCTCCGGGTGCTCGCGGTGATCGGTCTCGTTCGTCTCCAGGTAGCTGACCGTCAAACCGCGCCGCCCGTATACCCACTCGATGACATCGATCGCAGCCGAAGCACTGCCATCCCACTGCATCGCCTCGACAACGACCGGCCGGGTCCAGTACTTCATCGCGTTACTCATCGTCGGCCTCCTCCGCTGATGCCGGCACGTGGATGCCGAGCAGACGCGCGACGTGGGCGGTCAGCTGGTGCCAGCCACCGATGTCAGGGTTGGTGTGCTCGAGATAGTCGGTGAGCGCGACCGCGGCGTCAGTCGCGACCTGCTGCGACAGCATCAGGTGGCTCGAGTTCGCCAGCGCGATGATGTTCGTGAGGCGCAGCTGCTCGGCTACCGCGATCGTCGCGGCAGCGTTCGCGAGCATCGCAGCCGCCGGGTCGCCCTCCATGAGCGAGACGCGCTGCGCCGTGAGCCCCTTCTCAAGCAGCTCGGCCGCAATCTCTATCGAGGTCTTGTACTTACTCATTGCACTCTCTTTTCCCTGGTCACGCCGCGAGCGCGGTGCTGGTTTTGGTGTTGGTGTTCGGTTGGTGGTTGTTGGGTTTGTTCGATAGAGCCCGGGTTTTGGGCGGTGATTTTCGAATGTTGGGGCTAGAAGGGGGGTTCTTCGTCCCAGCCGCTGCCGGGGCCGTCGGAGGCGGGCTGATGTGCCCGTTGGGCGGGTTCGGTTGGCTGGGGTGCGCGTTGTGCCGGCGGCTGTTGGTTCGTGATGCGCGTGACTTGTGCGGTCGCGTAGCGGAGTGCGGGCCCGATCTCGTCGACATCGAGTTCGACGGTGGTGCGTTTCTCGCCGTCGCGGGTCTCGTAGGAGCGCTGGTTGAGTTTGCCTTGGGCGATGACGCGCATGCCCTTGGTGAGGCTGGAGGCGACGTGTTCGGCGTAGTCGCGCCAGATGGATGCGCGGAGGAAGAGGGCTTCGCCGTCGCGCCACTCGTTCGCGCGGCGGTCGAATGTGCGTGGGGTGCTCGCGATCGTGAAGTTTGCGACTGCAACGTCCTGCGGGGTGTGGCGGAGTTCGGGGTCGGCGGTGAGGTTGCCGATGATCGTGATGATGGTGTCGCCAGCCATGGGTTATGCCTTTCGGAGCTGCTCGAGGCGGTTCGGGTCGAAACCGCCGAAGATCGTGTCGCCGTGCGCGACGATCGGTGCCGCAGTGATGCCGAGGGAGCGGGCCGCTGCGGCGTCGTCGTCGGTGATGGGGCGGGTCACGTAGTCGAGGCCGGCACGGTCGAGCCAGCGCTGCACCGCGACACACTGCTGGCATGCCGGCTTCGTGTACACCACGACCGGGGCGCTCATGCGCGGGCTCCTGCCGTGAGATGCTGCAGCGCAGCCGCCGTCAACAGCTCGCCGAGGAGTTGCCGGGCACGAGCGATATCCGAGGCGACGACGGCCGCATGCTCGCGGTCCTCGTACGCCTCGAGCTGGTCATACGCGTGATCGAGATGCGCAGCCAGCTGGCCGGCGATCTCCACATACGTCGGGTGAATCATTTCGGGAGCCTCCTAAAGCTCAAAGTCAGTAGCGCGTGGGCGTCGCGCAGGGCCTGATCGGACGGGGACGGCGTGAGGTTCCGCTCGGCCTGCCGGTACAGGTCAGCGAGCACCTCGTAGAAGTGGCGCCGGCCCGGATGCTCCGACCGGGCGCCCTCGCGGGCCACCCAGCGGCCGCGGCGACGCAACTCCGCCGCGAGCGCGACGACATGATGCTGAGGGCGGCGTTCATTCACTGGCGTCCTGCCCTGGGAACGGGTGCGTCATCAGGAGCCGTACTTGGCGGAGTTTCAGCGAGATTTCCTCGAGGCGGAGCGCTTCGGCGTCGGCGCGCTTGAAGAGTTCGCGGTGCTTGTTCGCGATCTCCGAGTTTTTCGTGATCAGTGCCTCGACTTGTTCGATCTGCCGGTCGAGGGCTTCCACCGGGCTACTCATCGAACGGGCCCTGCGTGATGACCGTCGTCGGACGCGGTTCCTCGAAGGTCGGCTTGGGCTTGCCCTTCACGATGTCGTGCGTCGCACGAGCGACAACGACGATCACGAGGATGGCTGCGCCGAGCGCGACCACAGCCAGCAGGGCTGTGCCGGCCCAAGCGAGGAGATTCATGGGGGTCATCGGGGGTCCTTTCGATGGCAGGGGCACGAAGGTGTCGCGCACCAGAACGGGGTTTTGCAGCGGGCGCAGCAGCGCGGCCGCGGAGCGGGCTTGGTGGACGGGTCCGGGGCGAAATTCATGAGCGCGGTCCCAACGTCCAAGGCTCCGAGCGAGCCCAGCGGGTGAGTACGCGCGAGTGGTGGCCCTCCCAATCGAGGGTCAGCCGGCCGAGACGGCCGTTGCGCGACTTGCCGACCTCGACGTGCAGAATCGACGGCTGATCGTCCTCGCGCCACATCAAGACCACGAGGTCGGCGTCCTGCTCGAGCGCGCCCGACTCACGCAGGTCAGACACCGCCGGCGGGCCCGCGAGCTCGCGGCGCCGCAGCTGCGACAACGCGATGATCGGGGTGTTCAGCTGGCCGGCCGCGAGCTTGAGCGCGCGCGAGAAGCCCGCGACCTCGACCTGACGGTTCTCGCCACGCTCCCCCGACGTCAGCAGCTGCAGGTAATCCACGACCGCGAGCGCGAGCGTGCCGTGCTCGCGGGTGATGCGGCGGAGGTACGCGACGACGTCCTGCGCGGTCGTGACGTCGTGGCTCGTCGCGATGTAGATCGGCAGCTGGCGCACTTGCTCGGCGGCGGTACGGACGGCGGCGAGCTCGTCGGGGTGCAGCTGGTGGCGGATCGTGCGGCCGACGTCGACGCCCGCGACCTGTGCGTGGATGCGGGCGAGCACGTCGTGCGTGCTCATCTCGAGACTGATAACCGCGACGGGGCCCGTGTGCGCCGCGTGCACGGCAGCCTGGAGCCCGACGATGGACTTACCGCCGCCAGGGCGCGCAGCGACGATGTGGAGCCCGCCAGCCGTCCAGCCACCCGTAAGCTCGTCCAGGTCAGCCCACGGCGACGCGATCAGCCGTGCGGGCTCGGTCAGGCCGGCAAGCCACTCGTCGATGTGCTCGCCGACATCCTGCGGATCGTGCGCGCCACGGTCATCGACGTCAGCGAGAGCGGCGTGAGCGTCGGCGAGCAGCTGCTCGGGCGTGAGCGTCGGGTCGTCCGAGGCGGCGTGGAGGCGTTCGCCGGCGGCGCGGATGCTGCGACGGGTGGCGTCGTCGCGCACCTGCTGCGCGTACGACGGTGCCGCGCCGGCCGAGAACGCCCAGTCCGTGAGCTCGTGCAGGAGCGCCGGCGTGAGCGATTCCGTGAGCGCGCCACGGCGCTGCAGCTCGTCGCCGACGGTGAGCGGGTCGACCGAGACGCCAGACTCGACGAGCGCGGTGATCGCCGAGGCGATGACGCCGTGGTCGTAGCTGCCGAAGTCGCTCGGGCGGACGTCGGAAGCGACGACGCGGGCCGACGACGCGAACGACAGCGCAGCGCCGAGCAGGGCGCGTTCGGCGTCGAGCGTTGCGGTCGTGTCGGTCATGCTTCGAGCTCCCCCGCGAGTCGGGCCGCGGTGACGTCCTGCACCATCGAGCGGCGGCGAGCGTCACGCACGAGCTGGAGCAGGTTCGCGGGGCGCACGTACGTCGAGTGAGACTCGTACCAGCGGCGCACCGCAGTGTGGAGCTCGACCGCGGACGGGCGCAGCTGCGACTCGGCAAACAGCTCCAGCCATGCGATGACGTCAGGCGTCGTGACCGCGCGGCCGTCGTAGGACGCGATGCGCTGAAGCAGCGAGCCGACGTCGGCACTCGTCAGGGCGCTCATGACTGCCACCCCAACTGCTGGCGCTGCTGGCGGAAGCCGGCCGCGAACTCGTCTTGGCCGAAGTTCGCAGGGCGATCCATCGTGATCTGCGGGCCACCAACGATCCCGCCCGACGCGAAGTCGATCTGCTCGCCAGCGGCGATACGCCGGTCGAGTTCGTGCAGGAACTCGAAGTCCATGCCGCCACGAGCGAGCTGCGGAGCAGCGACCGGGGCCACGTCTTCGGCGACGTCATCCCAGCGGCCTTGGTTGAGCCACGTCGTGGGGTGCGCGGTGTATTTCGGCTCGAGGTTCGGGTTCGCGGCGTACCGCTGTGCCGCGGCGATGATCGTCTCCGGGTCGGCGTCGCGGATAGCTTTCTCCCACGCCTTGAGCGCTGCTTTCTTGCCGACCTTGCGCGGGTACGCCGACCAGAAGCGATCGAACTCGGAAACCGGCTCGTGCTCGTCATCGACAATCTCGACGTCAACGATCTCGCCATCGATGATTTCCGGATCTACGACATCAGCATCAATCTCCGCGCGCGCATCGCGCGTTATCTGATGGTTCATATCTAGTGGTTCATCTAGTGGTTCTATTGCCCGGCACGTGGTGCCGGTTGTAACCGGAACGTGGTGCCGGTTGTCACCGGCACGTGGTGCCGGTTGGCTCGGTATGTTCCTACCGGCACCAGGCGCCGGTAGGTCGATCGGTTTGAGGTCGAGATTGATCGTGAAATGGTCCGATTTCCGGTAGCCGTTCGAGTGGCTCCGACGGGTGCGAGTGATGAGGCCGGTGTGCTCGAGCACCTTCATCGCGGCACGCGTCGCACGCTCGCTGCAGCGGGCGCGGGTGGACACGGTGGTCTGCCCGGGCCAGCACGATGCGGTCTCGTGGTTCGCGAAGTCGGCGAGCACGAAGAGCACGGCGCCCTCGACCGTTGTCATGCGGCGGATAGTGCCGTCGAGGTCGATGACGTTGAGGTGTGTGAATGACCATTTGGTGGCGGTGGTGCTCATGCCGCGGCCTCCCACCATGCGGGCGTGATCTGCAGTTGCAGGCGCTTTTCGCCGTCCTCGTCGAGGACGAGCTTGACGAGGCCGTCAGCGCGGAGGCCGGCGAGCAGGTGGTCCGCGAACTCGGGGTTCGACAGCGGCGATACGCGCTTGAGGTAGCGGTGTGGCTCTGCGTCGACGCAGTGGTTGACGTCAGCGCAGTCGCCCATGGCGATCAACAGCAGCTGCTCGCACGGGTGCTGGCGCCGTTGCTCCATCGCCCAAGAGAGAGCATCAGAACTCATGAGTGCACATCCAATCGAGGGGGTAGTCGCGACCGTCGCTCCACAGAGCGCGGAGTCGGTCGAGGTAGGTCGGGTGGTAGTCGAGGTCGGCCGCGTAGGCCTCGTCGTGGAGACGTTCAGCGGTTTTGTCGCTGAGCACGTGGCGGTTGAGGTCGTCGTCGAGCCGCACCCACATGCGGTGCTGAGCGAGCCAGACCGGCACCGCAGCTGCGTCGATCGAGCGCGGCACTTTCCAGCCGCAGAGGATGCCGAGCTGCTGCAGGTCGCTCTCGAGGCGCGCGTTCGTCGTCGAGCAGAGCGTCACGAGGTTCGCGGGAGAGTCGCGGCGACGTCGCGGGTCCCCGCCCATGCCTCGCCCTTGCCGGTGCTGCATTGAGACACCAGCAAGCCGGCCGCAGGCGACGCAGCCGTGGTCACGAGACCGGACGAGGTCACTGAGCGAGGACTCCACGACGGCCTACTACGGGAGGCCGATGAAAACGGGCGACGTCGCGCGCGAACGCACTTCCTCGACGATCTTTGCCCAGAACGTTTCGATGATGCGGTCGAGGCCGATCAGCTTCACACCGAGGCGGAGGTCACCGTCGTTGATGCGGTAGCGGAACCGAGCCGTGACCGGCACGCGCGTGACCTTGCCCTGGAGCTCATTCACGCCCTCGAAGGGCTGCAGCGCGAGCGTCAGCTCCTTCGGGATCGTGAGGTCGCCGCGCTGGCCGGCACGGGCCTTGATCGTCTCGGTGTAGCCGAACTGGACCTCACCCGAGTCGAGCCGTCGCGACGACGAGAACTCAACACCGGATGAGGCCTGGAGCGACTGCGCGATCTCGAGGACCGTCGCCGAGTCCGGTGCGTGCACGTCGTCGGCCCAGTCCTCGATGAACTCGGCGAACTCAGACTGGGCGAGGAACTTGCCCGAGATGCCAGTCCATGCCTTCCAAGACTCGGTGGCGCGCAGCGAGAACACGGCGTTAAACGCCTCGCGACCGAACCGCTCGTCTTCTGCCTCCATGTTGGACGCGGCACCGTCGATGACGGCGTGGAAACGCAGACTCTGCTTCGATGCGTACACCTCGGTGAACTCCGACTCGTGACGCTCGAGGAAGCTGATGAACGTGTCGAGGTCCTCGAGGAGGCGGGAAGCCTTGAGGCGGGGGCTGCGGAGCGGCAGCGCTTCGGTGCGGAATCGTTCGTGTGTGCCGTCGGGGTTCGCGACGAGGAACTCCGCGTCAGGGGTGAGCTGGACCGGGTCGGCGGCGATGCGTGCGAGCTCGACGAGAGTCGCGATGCTGCTGTCGACGATGTTGTCGGGCAGGTCGAATTCGGGAGTGATGGCGGTCATTGTGGGCTCCTACTTCTCGGTCTTGCTGTCGTCGAGGTCCATCAGCTGGAACTCGAGCTGGTTCGGGTCGTTGCGGGTCAGGTCGCCGCTCTTTGTCGGGAAGAGCACCGTGGGCTTGCGCTGCGCGCGGGGCTTCGCGAGCTTGATCTCGTCGTTCATGAGCAGCTGCTCGGTCGAGCCGTCGAGCGGACCGAGCGTCAGCTTGAGCGTGAGCGTGCCCTTCTTGCCGGTCTCGATGACGGCGTTCGTGAGCTCCACGAGGTTCTCGTCGAGCTCGTGGAACATCAGCGGGCGGTTAGCGAGGAGCGACGAGAACGGCGTCGGCTCCTCGCGCTTCTGGTCCTCAGACATGTGCGGTCTCCTGGTCGGTGTCGGTGTCGGTGGCGGTGGCGGTGGCGGTGGCGGTGGCGGTGGCGAGTGGTATAAGAACGGGCACGGAGTGAATGGCGTCGGCGTAGCCGGCCGAGATCGCCATGTCGTCGCCGCGCAGCAGACGCGCGAGCACCTCGAGCGGAACGCCAGTGAGTAGCTCGAGCTCGCGCATGGTCGCGCCGACCTCGACGAGATCGTGCAGGTGCTGAGCAGCGCGACGAGTGCGGCCGCTGCTCGGGTCGACGGCGAGCACGCGCCGAGTCTCGGCACGATCGAGCGACGCGACACCGCGTGCGACTTCGCGCAGCTCCGGAGCGTCGATGCCGGCCTGCTCGGCGACCTCCGCGATCGTCATGCCGTCGCGGCGGCAATGCGCGAGGTGCGCGGTCACCGCTGCGGCGTGCTGCTGCGCGAGCGACGCGCGTGGCTGGCCCGCCGCGCCGTACATGAGATCGTGATCGAACGGAGCCCGGGCGAGGTACTCAGCGACCGTGAGACCGACGCGCTGCGCGCGGGCACGCCACTCGGCGTAGGCCTTATCAGAGAGCTCGACGCGGTACGTCATGACTCTGCCTCGGTCTCGTCCTGCTCGAGTGAGCGGTCGTGCTCGGACGAGATCATCGCCCAGATCACGATCGAGAAGCACATGCCGGCGCCGACGAGGTTCGTGGGCACCTGCCACACGGTGATGATGCCGATGATGGTGCCGAGCAGCGCGAGGATGGTGCCGGTCCAGTACACGGTCGGGGTCATGCCGTAGCTCCTGAGATTCGGGCCGCGACGTCGGCTGCGGTGAGCGCGCGATTGAGGTAGAGGCAGCGGTGCTCGTAGTCGAGCGAGTCGGGCGCGCCGGCGATCTGCGCGAACTTCGCGAATCCCTCGCACACCGACGCGACGATGCCGCGCTCGTCGCCCTTGATGGGCAGTTGGCCGTGGTGAATGCCGAGGTCGGAGATGCGATCGCAGATCGTCATCACGCACTCGACGCAGTGCGGGCAGAGACCGAGACGCCGCTCACGGCGAAGCAGGTCGGCGAAGTCGGTCGCCCACCAGCGGAGCGCGTACACGATCGCGTCCTTATCGCTGTCGGTGAAGGTGTTCACGCTTCGTCTCGCTTCAACTCGTAGTAGATCGGGGTGTCAAGGCCGTCCTCGAGCGCGTCGTCGCGCCGCTCGGCGAGGGTGGTCGCGGTATCCGCGATCGGCGCGAATGCCTGGCGTAGCCACGCGAAGGGCTTAGATGAGAGAATTGGCACGTTGACCTCCTGTTAGGTCTTCCATGCCCTCGGCCGGCCCCACCGGCGCGAGGGCGTTTACTTGGGGTCGAGAGCGGCGACGTCGACGAGTGCGCGGGCTTCCATCAGCTGGCCACCTTGAGTTCGGCACGCGAATTGCTCGCGACCTCACCAAAGAACGCCCCGACAGCGACGTCCATCGCTGCCGCGAGCGCGATGAGTTCGTCGGCGGTGAAGACGACGTCGCCGCGTAGGCGTCGCACGATGGCTTGTCGTGAGAGACCGAGGATCGCGGCGAGGTCGATTTGTCGGAGTCCGCGTTCGGCTGCGATGCCGCGTACCTTGTTGGGTACGGTTGCGGTGTTTTGGTTCACCATGCGGTTCATTCTGTCACGCTTTGCGGTACACGGCAAGGTTGTGAACCGCTTTGCGTGCCAGGTTGAATCGTTTCCTGAGAATGTGCCCCGTAGAATGACACGAAGTAACGGAAAGCGTTACTATCAGTGCTATGAATACCGCATCCCCAACCACGACCGAGGCCGTCGACGTCAACATGGTCGTCGCATCCAACGTTCGTGCCGAATTCTCGCGAACGCGCTGGTCGGGCCGGAAAGCTGCGGCGGCGCTCGGCCTGTCTCCCATGTACGTCAATCGTCGCCTCGCCGGCGAGACCCCGCTCGATCCGTCGGACCTCGTGATGTTCGCAGAGCTTATCGGCGTGCCCGTCGCGAAGTTCTTCGCAGACACAACAAAGCCCCTCACCGAAACCGATGAGGGGCGTGCTGCGCGCCTGGAGGGACTCGAACCCCCAACCTTCTGATCCGTAGTCAGATGCTCTATCCATTGAGCTACAGGCGCACGTCGCCGTGGCGACTGAGCTAGCTTAGCTCAAGATCGCGCGCCGTTCAACTCAGCACGGCACGCCCTCGCCGAGGGGTAACTTTGAGGGCGTGACAACATCTGCCGGGTTCTCAGCGACGGGCTCGACGTGGATCGGTCACCGGCGCGGCAGCGGCGGATACACGCTGATTCAGCTCGCGATGTTCATCGCCGGCGTCGCCACGTTCGCACAGCTCTACGCGCCGCAGGCCGTGCTTCCGCAGATCGCGACGTCGTTCGGCGTGAGCACCGCATCCTCGTCGCTCATGATCTCGGCGGGAACGCTCGGGCTCGCGGCGGCGGTGATTCCGTGGTCGCTCGTCGCCGACCGCATCGGCCGCAAGCGCGCGATGTCGATCGCGATCGTCGCGGCGACCGTGCTCGCGTTCGTCACGCTCGCGATGCCGACGTTCGAGCTCGCAATTCTCGTGCGGTTCTTCGAGGGATGCGCGCTCGGCGGCGTGCCAGCGGTCGCGATGGCGTACCTCAACGAAGAAGTGCACAAGGCCGACTCAGCGGCCGCCGTCGGCACGTTTATCGCGGGGAACACGATCGGTGGCCTCACGGGCCGCATCGTCTCGGGCCCACTCACCGAGGTCACCGGCTCGTGGCAGCTCGGCGTCCTCACGGTCGCGATCATCTCAGCCATCGCATCCGTGCTGTTCATCGTGCTCGCGCCGCGACCGAGCGGGTTCCTGCCGATCGGCCGCGAGGCGAGCATCCGCGAGTCAATCGTGACGACCACGCGCAACTCATGGCGGCACCTGCACGACCCCGTGCTGCTCGCGATCTTCGTGCAGCCGTTCCTGCTCATGGGCGGGTTCGTCGCGATCTACAACTACCTCGGGTTCACGCTCAGCGCCCCGCCCTACCTGCTCCCCGTGTGGCTCACGTCGCTCGTGTTCGTCGCCTACCTCGCGGGCTCGGTGTCGTCGCCGATCGCCGGGCGCCTCGCGGGCAAGTACGGCCGCAAGCGCGTCATGGTGGTGTGCGACGTGCTCGCGATCGCGTCGCTGCTGCTCATGCTCATCCCCCACCTCGTCGCGATCATCGGCGGCCTCGTGCTCATGACCGCGACGTTCTTCGGCTCACACTCGACCGCGTCGGGCTGGGCCGGGGCCTGGCCGAAGCAGGGGCGCGCGCAGTCGACGGCGCTCTATAACTTTCTCTACTACGTGGGGTCGAGCGTGTTCGGGTTCGCCGGCGGGTTCGTGTTTCAGCACTGGGGCTGGGATGCGCTCGTCTGGTCGGTCGCGGGGCTGTTCGCCCTCGGCCTGCTGATCGCGCTGTTCACGCTGCCGGCGAAGCCCCGGGCGTCGGCGTGAGATAGAGGTGCCGAGCGGCCGCCTCGAACAGCGCCTCGGAGGCGCGCTCGAGCGCCCGCGTGCCGAGCGCCCAGCTGTGCCAGTAGAGCGGCACGTCGATCGCGGTGTCGAGGAACGGCGCGACCCCGCCGCTGAGCTGCAGCTCGGGCACCATGCCCCAGCCGTATCCCTGCTCGACCGCGACGACGAACTCCCCCGACCCCGGCACGCGATGCCGGGGCGGGCGCGCGTCGATTCCGAGTCGGCGCAGCAGGTCGTGCTGGAGCCCGTCGTCTTCGTCGTACTGCACGAGTGGCGCCTCCGCGAGTGCCGCGACCGGGTCCTTGGCGAACCAGTGCGCGGCGAAGTCGGGCGACGCGACCGGCAGGTACCGCATCGCGCCGAGCGGGCGCAGCGTGCAGCCCTGCACCGGGGTCGAGTCAGAGCTGATCGCCGCGATGACCGTTCCCGCCCGCAGCAGCTCGACGGTCTGCGACTGATCGCCGCGGTGAAAGTCGAAGCGCACGTCGGGCGCGAGCGGCCCGAGCGCCGGGAGCACCCACGTGACGAGCGAGTCGGAGTTCACCGCGATGGGGAGGGATGCGCCGCCCTCGTCGCGCAGCTCGGCCTCGGCGTCATCGACGAGCGTCGCGAGCTGCCGCGCGAGCCGCAGCAGCGTGAGCCCGTGCTCGGTGGGGCGCACGGGCCTCGCCCGCACGAGCAGTACGCGGCCGGCGGCCTGCTCGAGGGCGCGGATGCGCTGACTCACGGCCGACGCTGTGACGTGGAGGCGCTCGGCGGCCGCATCAAACGAGCCGAGGTCGACGACGGCGGCGAGGGCCTGGAGGCGGGCGGGATCGAGTTCCATAAGTGCTGCTAAGGCTACGAAAGAATTCTGATTATGACTTAGGCGCGGGCGTTTTTAGGCTGAAGTGCGTGCTCATGAATCAGGGATCGTTCGGCGTCGCGCTCGCCGGCTTCGGCTTCAGTCTCTCGCTCATCATCGCGATCGGCGTGCAGAACGCGTTCGTGCTGCGGCAGGGCATTCGCCGCGAACACGTGCTGCCAATCGTGCTGTTCTGCGCGGTGTCCGACGCGACGCTGATCTCGGCGGGCATCTTCGGGCTCGGACAGCTGCTCGAGCTCGTGCCGTGGCTCATGTCGGTCGTGCGCTGGGCGGGCGTCGCGTTCCTCGTGGCGTACGCGCTCTTCGCGGTGCG